GACAGTTAGTTGCTCTTCCAACAACACCTGGGTTTCGGGCGCCACCCCGAAAGCCCGGCTGAAACTGAGTCTCGCCTGATCTGAAGCCACCTCAAACGCGTCCTCCCTAAGCTGCTCCGTCCTAACGCCCAAGACTTGATAGTCCCTATAGAGAGCCGCATCTACAGCTCTGCCGCCAACCGTGGCCCTTCGGAGTTTTTCGGCCCAGACGCCAAGGATCGGCACACCCGCGTTTAGACTCAACTCACACAACGCTATCCCGTGAAGGAAGGGTGTGACAAAGCGGGGATCGTGAAGGTGAGCATGATTGGAGGTACCTTGACTGAGGACTTTCCTAAAATCTCTCACCATCGTCCACCCGCGTTGGGTCTTAACCGGGGCCGACTGCCCAAAACGGACACCTTCGATAAACGACACTGGGCGCTCTAGCACCATTTCATGGCCAGAGACCTTCAGCACCTCTTGGGCAAAGACACGGCAAACCCGGGAAGAATCACACTGGCGCATGAAGACTAAAGCGTTGTCGCCATCGACCAGCACGTCGAATGGTATCTTGAGATCCTTAAGGACCGCGACAACCACCGCGGACATGATAAGTGTGTTACCCATGCCCGTGTTAAAGTCTCCACTTGCGCGACCACCTTCCCGCGAGAACTTCACCCCGTTGGCAGTGATACCAAAGTTGACCAGCTGCTTGGCAAGCATTCTCTGCAAATCCTTATCACCAGGATAAGCTGCCTCATATACTGAATGCTCCAACTGCAACTGCCAGGCACCACAGTGCGCTTCGAAAGCTTTCCCATCCACCTCAAACACCACGCATGACGGCAGGGACTTGAATTTGCGGACTATCAAGTTTGCACGTTGCTTAGGGTTTAGACCTTTTGCACTAACCCGCGTGTTGCTACCCCCGAAGAGCCTTCTGGATGTTAGGTTTCCCCAAAGCCAGTGTTCGAAAGGCTTCAGCCAAGTGGCTAGCTCCAAGTTATACCGAGGAGATCTAGGAAAAATCATCCTCGGCTTCGGGAACTTGGCAAGAGCATTGCACTTCTCGGCCTTCAGGAAAGCTCTCAACATGACGTCACGTGAACTAATTGGGCCGTCATGTATCAGTGAGTTTTCTGCCTCGAGGTATCTACGGCGTAACGCACCCGTGTAAGATAACGCCGTGTCACGGTGGGTCCATCTTTGCTGTCCATATCGTCTACTCACTAGTCTTAGCCGCCCGAAGACGGACTTGACCGGCGCCCTTGCAGACTCAGCACAGTCGGGGGTTGGACCCAGAGATCGCATCAATAGGGCTGCGATCTCGTTGTGCATGCAGTTAGCGTGGACCACAGGTACCCAAGTACCTTCAATTGGGTTAGTCCACGCCGTGTACATCTTACGTCGATTTTTCAGGTCGCAGCACGCTTCAGATTTCAGCTCCATTGAGGCTCCGTCCCTTAAGGGCGGCAGTGGAACGCCATCCACACAGAGCCCCGAAACCGCCACGTTGCTACCCTACTCAACCGACTTCGTCTTCCACCAGTTGCCTAGTAGATTTAACCTACTACCTACCACCTTATCCAGCGCCCGTGCACCGGCAGTCTCGTGGGCATTCACGTCGACGCCGAAAACCACACAGCTAGCAAGAGTAACAGCTTGCCAGTCGTCGGGAACCGAATACTTCTTGTACCACTCTATGGCCCTCTGTCGGCAGGCCATGACGAGAGCGCGATCACGTTCTCTAAAAGTGGTATAGGTGGTGAGTTTTGCGACGAGGCTCGGGAAGATGACATGAACAGCAC